ATTGTAAGCGCCGGGATTTGTGCGCTCGATCCGTACGTTCCCGGGGTCACCCCGGTCAATTTCATCAGGTCGCTGCCGACCTTGCTAATTTGTTGCGCCATAAATTATTGAGGAGCTTGAGGCCACACCACCGGGTCACGCGGGTCTGTAAGCGTGTTCGGTAAATCACGCAGCGCCTGCCGGTACGTTGCCCACGCGGCTTTGTTTGCGGTCGAGTCCGGAAGCTGCGTCCAGTCGCAGGCCAACAGTCTCGAGTTGCGGTCGCTTCGGATTTGTTCGAGCGCCGCAGCCTTGTCCGCATCGATGTCAGCACTTGTTTTGGCTTCCTTTGCGACAATGTAAACTTTGCCGCCTTGGATAAACGGTTGAACAGCAACTAGTTTTTCCGTTTTTTCATCAAGCGGAAGGCTCATTACCAGCGGCAAAAAACCAAGCTCAACCAAAGCCGGAGTGCCTGTGTAGCCTTCAAGCTCTGGGTACGAAACGCTTTTGCCCCAAGAGCTTATCCGACCGTTTTCAATTTTTGCTACGAGCATAAATTAGAGGTTGTTCATCCAACTGGCGGCAGTGTTTGTGCTTCCGTTGCAAGTAAAGATTCCAATTTTCCCAGCGGGGATTGTTGTATAAGTGGTTGTTGTCCCAAACAGCCGCACGGTTAAAGACGTTGATTTGTGGTTTGCGACCATAAACAGACGTCCAGCAGTGGTTGCGGACACATCGGGTAATGTGACAATGGATGAAGCATTTGATGCATCAATGATCCACAGCAGAGTGTCTGTGGGGTCGAGTGGAAAGTCCCCAGATGCCCAGACTCCAACACCGGTAATGTTCTGGAAAGTGCTGTTTTTTGCGACGGTCGACCCAGTCCCCCCTTTGCTCACCGGCAACGTCCCAGAGATGTCTGCGACCGGTACAGATGCGGAGCCTGTGAGCGCCGCCGTGCCGGTCCCTTTGACGTAGCCGGTAAGAGTTGTGGCTCCTGTGCCGCCGTTTGTAACTGCTACAGTGCCAGTGACGTTTGCGGCGGTGCCCGTCGTGTTTTGATTGAGGGTTGGAATGTCCGCGGCGGCTAGTGCCCGGAACGTTGGTACTCCCGCTGCACCGTTGGGAGCCGCAAGGATCGTGTTTGCAGTTTGGCTCGCAAAGTTTGTCGGAGCAACCGACAGCGTACCGCCCAGGGTGATGTTGCCGCTTCCAGTCACCGTGCCAGACAACGACAGCCCGCTCACAGTGCCGGTGCCGGACACCGAAGTTACGGTGCCTGTGTTGGACGTGTACCCGCTTGGGTTGGATGCGGGATACGCTCCAAGGTTGGAGAGCGCAACTCCAGCAGTGGTCGACCCAGTGCCACCGTTTGCAATTGCGACAGTCCCAGTGACGTTTGCAGCCGTGCCGGTGGTGCTTTGGTTGAGGGTCGGGACATCCGCCGCTTGAATTGCCGACATCACCACGTTGGCGCCATTCCCGCGCAGGAATTGCCCGCTGGTCACTGCCCCAGCCAAAGCGTTCACGGCTGCCTGCTGCGTGGTTGAGCCGGTTCCTCCGTTTGCGATTGCAACGGTTCCAGTGACGTTTGCCGCGGTGCCCGTCGTGTTTTGGTTGAGGACCGGAATGTCCGCAGCGGCCAACGCTCGAAACGTCGGCACTCCCGCTGTGCCGTTGGGCGCAGACAAGACGGTGTTTGCGGTCTGGCTTGCAAAATTTGACGCAGTGACAGCCAACGTGCCTCCCAAGGTAATGTTGCCCGACCCCGTTACCGTGCCGGACAACGACAGCCCGCTCACGGTACCAGTCCCGGAAACCGAGGTCACGGTGCCGGTATTGGACGTGTACCCGCTTGGGTTACTTGAGGGGTACCCTCCAAGGTTTGAAAGTGCACCACCGGCAGTTGTCGACCCTGTCCCGCCGCTCGCAATCCCTAGCGTCCCTCCAAGTGTCACAGCACCGCTCGTTGCGGTCGATGGAGTGAGACCGGTCGTGCCAGCAGAAAAGGTTGAAACGCCCGCTGCTGCGGAAATTGCGACGTTGGACGCGCTTGTGACACGACCTTTTGAGTCGATGCCCAGCACTGCGACTTGCGAGCCGCTGCCGTATGTCCCGGGAGTCACCGGGCTTGCAGACAACTGCGCGGTTGGCAAAGCCCCGGACGTGATGTTGCTCGCGTTAGTTGTGTCCGTGGTCGCGGATGCCGCTAGCCCGCTTATTTTGCTCGTCGCGATCAGCCCGCTAATCTGAGCGGAACTGATTGCAATTAGAGAGTTTGTTGCTCCGGTCAACTGACCAAATTCGTTGACCGTAAAAGCTCCGACGGAAGAGCTGTTGCCATAAGTGCCCGCCGTGATGCTAGTTGTCGCTAACCCCGGACCCGTGGCTCCGGTAGCACCAACGGCTCCTGCTGGCCCGCTTGGGCCTGAAACCGTTGACGGTGTGCCCGAAGGACCTGCAGGGCCCGTGGCCCCCGTGGCCCCAACGGCTCCCGCTTCTCCCGGGACGCCCGAAACGCCTTGGACGCCCTGCGCCCCCGACGGGCCTGTGGCTCCGGTGGATCCCACGGCTCCAGCCTCTCCCGGAACGCCCGAAACGCCTTGGATCCCCGACGCGCCCTGCGCCCCGCTCGGGCCTTGCACGCCCTGAGCCCCGGTGGCTCCTATTTCTCCCCGCACCACACGCACCGTGATAAGCGCCCCGACGGCAGGTGCGCTTGCAAAAGTAATTGTCCCGCCGTTTGCGGCCGTAATCGTGTACGCGCCATCCGTTGCGCCCGGATGTTGGATCGTGCCGTCAATTGTCACCAAGTATGATGCCGCTTCGGTGCCGAGGTAGCCGTTAATTGGCGAAAACTGTGTTGCCCCGCTGCCGACAAACTCGGTCAAAACGCCAATGCCCGCCGCGCCCGGGCCCGTGGCTCCAGTTGAACCTTGCACGCCTGTCGCCCCAGTTGGGCCCTCGGCTCCAGAGGGTCCAGTCGCGCCACTTGAACCTTCCGGTCCAGTAGCTCCAGTTGGGCCTTCCAAACCGGAGGGCCCCGTTGCGCCGCTTGAGCCCTCGACACCAGTTGCCCCTGTTGGTCCTTCAATTCCTGTCGCCCCAGTTGGGCCTTCGGCTCCCGAAGGGCCTGTCGCGCCCTCGACACCTGTTGCCCCTGTTGGCCCTTCGGTTCCTGTTGCCCCCGTTGGCCCTTCAAGCCCCGACGGTCCTGTCGCGCCGCTTGATCCTTCCGGGCCCGTGGCTCCAGTTGGGCCTTCGGCTCCAGAGGGGCCCGTTGCACCCTCAACGCCCGTCGCGCCAGTTGGCCCTTCAACGCCTGTTGCGCCCGTTGGGCCCTCGGCTCCAGACGGTCCAGTTGCACCCTCAACGCCTGTCGCTCCCGTGGGACCTTCGACGCCTGTTGCGCCTGTTGGGCCTTCAACGCCTGTTGCGCCTGTAGGCCCTTCCAATCCCGTGGCTCCCGTTGGGCCTTCAATTCCCGCTGATCCAGTCGCGCCTGTTGGTCCTTCCGCTCCCGATGGTCCTTGATCGCCCTGCGCGCCTGTTGCGCCCGTGGCGCCGCTTGGTCCCTGCGGTCCCGCCTCTCCAGTCGCCCCTTGAACCCCAGACGGACCTGTAGCGCCGCTTGCGCCTTGAGCCCCGGAGGATCCCGTGGCGCCGCTCGGGCCAAGTTGCCCGTAGAGCACCTGCGCAGCCGTTAAAATCACGCTCGGAATTGCCGGCGCCGGCGCAGAGGCCGGTGCGTACTCGAGAGTTACCGCCGTGTCGGTGGTCTGCCAATAGAGCTCGAGGTAGTCGTTTGCCGCGAGCTTGAGAACGTAGTTAACCGTGCCAATCTGCCGCCCCGGCGCGCCCCCGTGGCTCTCCGTAATACTCCATCGGGAATCGGTATCAGGAACGGTTGTGCCGTTTTTACTGAGCCAGATGTTGCCGTCGTGAATTTGGTTACTCGCGTTGTTCCACTGAACGCTGAAAGTGATCGAATAAACGCCAGCGACAGCAAACGTAACGCGACTACCCGACACAATAGACACGCCCGCAGAATCGGGGTCCGTGTTGTTGTAACTAATCGGGTACCCCGTGTTGATCGCCGCGGCCGTTTGATCAACCGTGCTCCAAAACGACCCCCAGTAAGCGTCAGTCGAGCTAATTCCCGACGGCCCCTGAGCCCCAGAGGGGCCCGTCGCCCCGGTTGCGCCAGCGCCGGTTGCGCCTGCAGGCCCAGCTTCACCTGTCGCGCCTGTAGGGCCGGTTTGACCAGTCGCGCCAGCAGGCCCGGTTTCGCCCGTTGCTCCTGCAGACCCCGTTTCGCCCGTTGCGCCTGCGGGCCCAGCGTCACCTGTCGCTCCTGTTGCTCCTACAGCCCCAGCCTCGCCAGTGGCTCCTGCAGGCCCGGTTTCGCCGGTTGCGCCTGCAATGCCAGCTTCACCAGTGGCCCCAGCGGGCCCGGTAGCTCCAGCGTCCCCCGTTGGGCCTGTTGGCCCTGCAATGCCAGTTGCCCCGACCTCTCCAGCCAATCCCGTCGCGCCGGTCGCGCCTGTAGCGCCTGCGGGCCCTGTGGCTCCAACAAGTCCGGTTGCGCCAGTCGCGCCAGTTTCACCTGCGCCTGTAGCGCCTGCGGGCCCTGTGGCTCCAATAGATCCGGTTGCACCTGTCGCGCCAGTTTCACCTGCGCCGGTTGCTCCAGCGGGCCCCGTAGCGCCAGCGGGGCCTGTCGCGCCAATCTCGCCGGTGGCTCCTGTTGCTCCAACGCCCGTTGCGCCAATTGGGCCCGTGGCCCCGGTTGCCCCCTGAGCCCCGCCGAATGCGCCAGGTGCTCCGGCTAGGATTTCGCAGACGATAATTTCACAGGAGGTTGGGCAGCTCATAATTCGGTCACGCTTCCAGAGATTGTCACTTTGCCCTCGAGAAGCCGCAGCTTGCGGCCATCGGGCAACTCGGCCAGCAAATCCCATCGCGCGCTCTGCGGCAGGAGCTCATCCGTTGTCGCGGCGTCAAGTGCGACCCGAAGCGTTTCACCGTCGCCGCAAAGCTCGCAAATAAACGTCGCCAACAGCGTGCCGTTTACCGCAGTTCGCAATTGCGCGTGGAATTGCCACCCCGCCAGAGCCTGCATCTCGTTGTTGATTTTCACGCGGACCCCAATGGCAAAATCGGCTCCTTCCTCGATGGAAAAATTGTAGAGTCCTGCGGCCATGTGGTCGGGGTGTTTGTCGTAAAAAAATCAAATCACGCGAGAGTGTCGCGCAAGGTCACTGCTTTATAAGTGATGTCAATAGTCCCCACGCTTTGCGGAGTCCCGTAAAGCTGGTGTGTGTAAAGCTGCTCGTTTTCCGCACCCAAAATTTGGAACAACCCGCACGGCGTGCCCGCGGGGCTTGTTGATTCCCATTGGTCCGCTAACGCAGTCGCTGCGGTCTGCCAGAGCGTTTGCAACCCGGAAACGTCCACCGCTTCCGCCGGAGCCTCCGGGTCCTCCGGGTTGGCGGGCAGCGTTGTGTAAGTGGCGTAAGGGCTTTGGAATGCCCACGCCCGCGTCCCGTCGGGGCCCAGCGGCAGGTCGCCGGGGATTTGGTAAGACACGGTCGAGCCGTCGTTAGCAAAGATTTCCCCGAACTCAATGGTGTGCCCGACCACTCCAATTTCCGGGTCATAAAGTCGGCCCGAAAGGATTTGGCCTTCTAGCACATGCATGCGCGGCGAGTAGTAGGGAGCGCAGCCAAATTTGAGCTCGGCGATGCAGTCCTCCGGGTTGAACCCAATCGCGACTGGATGAACCGCTACGCTAAGATTGCCGGTCCCTTCGACGGATGTCTGCCCATCGTCGATCATCCACCCGCCGACGGTGTGCTCGAGTTGCGACCAGTACCCCGACACAAAATCAGGGTCTCCAAACTCGTCGATGAAGCTCGGCAACGGCCCCGACAGGTGCAGCGCCAGGTCAACATTTCCAAACCCGGGAAGGAGTGTTGGTTCGCCGCCGCTAACTGTCGCCAGTTTTCCACCGACAAACCCGAGTCCGTAAATTTTGTCGATGCTGTAGACCGCAGCCTCCTCGGCTCCGAACATCCCGGCAGACGCGCGCCACCGGCACCAATCGCTAATGTTGTTGCGAAATTTTTGAAGCGATCCGTATCGCAGCACAAAAGCCTCTAGCTCTTCCTCGGCCCGGATCCAACGGGCAAACGCGTCAATCTCCGCTAAAATGCCGTTGGTGGCAAATCGGTCCGCCCACACCTGGTCCGCTGTCTCGAGGTCCGCATGCGCTTCTTCCATGCGAGAAATTTGCGCGGTCTTACGCACCTCGGCCTGCGTTTGTAAAATTGTCAGCGCCGCCTGCTGCCGTTGGATTTCTGCCAGTCGATCTCCGGTGGCTGTCGCCGCCTGCGCAGCCAGTCGAGCCGACCAAGCCGAAAACATGTCAGTGATGACCGTGGAGAGCTCTGCTTTTGCAGCCTCATAATCCTCCGGCGCATCGTAGCGCATCGCTTTATCCGTGACGGACATCCGCGGGTCCCACGAATGCGCGAAAAAACTGTACACAGGCCCGGAACCTAACCCGACGCCCATCCATTCGCCTGCGATTGAATCGCCCAGTTCATCACCCAATTGATACCCACGTACAAACGCCCGCAGGGAGTCGTCCGGCATCGTGTTGTTGTTAACACCCAGAGTCGGCAACGGAGGATCCGCGGTAATTGTGTCCCGCCGGACAAACTTGTCCCCCTCCCAATCGGGCTGCAGTGAATAGTCAATGCTCGTCAGATTTCCAATTGAAGCGATGGGAGTGAACTCAATCGTCCGCTCCCACTCTTCCACCGCGTGGTAAAGCCAGCCCGCCTGCGCCATCGGCACGGTAACGCGCGCAATTGGGTTCACCGAGTTTTCAAAACCCCCGACCGTCGGGGTCCTCGGTGCGAGCTGCTGCAGCGGGATTGGGTAAGGAGCGCCGCCGGTCATGCGATAATAAATGGCCCGTGCCAGGGGACGATCACCGGCGCCGCGATGCCTCGCATCATAAGCACCTGCGCGCCCACGTTCGTCCGCAGTTGCTGCAGCACTTTTCGTTTTTCGGGAGTCTCTCCGGTGCCAACGCTGTACGTGTCCCCGTGCCTCGGGTCCTCTCCGTCCACTACGTGTGCAATCAGCACCCGGCTTTTGGTGACCGTAAAAGGGTCATTCCCGGCCGTTTCAATGGGATCCGGGTAGTTTGTCCACCCCTCGGCTGTTGGGTCACCTTCTTTGAGCGTTGCGCTGGCAATCGTCAGCCCGTCAACGTCGCACTCAAGCCAGATTGATTCGCCAATTTCCGGGAGCGAAAACTGCCCGGGGTCGTCTGCGTTGTCCTGCGCGCTGCCAAGAATTGCGCCAAGCGGCAAATCGCCGCCAATCGTGATCAACTCTCCGGTTTCGATGGAGCAAAAATAGGACTCGCCCTGCACCCGAACAACCGGGAACGCCGGATCCTCTGGGTAGCCAATCACAACACGAAAAGGCGTGTATTTGAGTTCCTCGCTTGCCTCTCCACCGCCGCCGCCACCGCGCCGCCCTGTTTCGTCGACACTGAGCATCGTGCCGTTGCTCGATTGGGTCATCCGCAGCCCGACTCCAGGCCGCACAGCGTTTTGCCGGATCTCGGCGATGATTTGCTGAAGGTGGACCGCGCGGATGGGGTCACCAACTGAAATTGTAGGCAACATGTTAAGTCCCTCCGTAAAGCCCCGTGTCCCACCCTACGCGGCTGCCAATCCACTCGTATGTATTCTCCCAAAGCCCTGTTGAGGGCGTATATCGGCCCTCGGCATTGTTGAGTAGGTAGTTTGCCATCCCGCCCGGGTCGATTGGAGGCGAGTTGATTTTTCCAACAAGCTCCAGCGGAGGCGCCGCGTTTTCAAACCGCGTTAAGCGCACCACCACTTTGGGCGCGTAGTACTCTTTAGTGCCTCGGCTGTAGAGCTTAAACAGTGTTCCAAAAACTGTGCTTGCGTCGTATTTGCTCGGGTCAAAATACCCGAGGTCGTCGTTAAGAACCGTAAAACCAGACACGGTGAGGTTTTTGTTTTTGGGGTCCTGCGGGTTTGCCTTCCACCTATTCCACGCGTCCCACGCGTCATTGCCTCCCGGGATGTCATTAAACGCTGGATGAGTTTCAATCGGATCCACCGTTGCCGCTCCGCTTACAGACAATTGCGTTTCGCCGGTGCCCCCTCCGCCGCCGGGGCCTCCGCCTGAGTTGTTCCAGAAATAAACTTGCTCCCCCGAATACTCATAGACGCCGTTTGAGATTTTATAGGTCTGGTTAGCCATCCCATCCACTTCAGTGCCAAAACTTTCCAAACTCTGGTACGTAAAGCGAAGCGTTTTTGTCGCCGCCTCCGTGTTGTAGATAGTCTCCTCTGAAATCAGCGTGCCCATATTTAATTCTGGTAAGCCGGGGCGGCAATGGTTGCTCCTTTGTTGGTGTTATCAACGACTTGCTTCAGCAAGGCGTTTGTGAACTTTTGCTGCGCCACCATCGGGTCCAGTGTCTGAAACGACCCGCGCACAACGCCGCCACCGACGCTTCCAAACATCCCGAACACCTGCGACGCGCGGGATGGTGCAGGCGGCGCTTTTGTGTTGAGCACGTCGAGGATGTCCCGTTCCAAAACAGGCTTTTCCGGCGCGCGCGGTTTTGCGCCTAACTCCGCCTGCATGCGCTCGGCCTCGGTGCGGCCTTCATCCATTAACGTGCGCAACTTTTCTTTTTCCGCGACAAGGTCAATCACTGGCGTTTGGCCCGCTTTTTTAAACTCCGCGGCAAACGCTTTCCCACTAGCGACAAGTCGTTGCCCGGCTTGGTCAAGCGTTGGCAACGCAGCGGTCATTTCATCTGCACCTTTGACCATGTCTAAACTGCCGGCAGTGCTCATCCGAAATGCAGAGGTCTGAAGTTCAGAACCGGCTTGGACTAATTTTTCGCCAATTCCTGGCAAGTCGCGAAGTTTGACAAGCATCGTTCCAATTCCGTCTAAAATTAAGGAAACAAACTGTTTACCGACCCCTAACAACACAGTGCCAAATCCTTTGAAATAGTCTGTGATGCCTCCAAAGGACCCGCGAAACAGTTCCGCAATTGCAGCTCCGACGGCTTTTACTCCGGCCCAAAAATAGTTAATCCCGTCGCCAAACCCAATTTTTAACGCGGTGCTGATCAACTCGCCAAGATTGCCTTTTTGAATGGTGCCGTAAATCGAAGCAATCACGTTTCCAACGTTTTCGCCAATCGCGGTGATGTCCACGGTCTTAAACCAGTCTGCTGCCATTTTTAAAATCGGCGCCAGTTCTGCGGCCATCCCGGTAAAGAACCCGCGCAGTTTTGTGTGATAAAGCCCAAACGAATCAGTGATCGTGTCGAACGTGTCCGCGTACTTGGCCATCAGCTCGCTCTGGCGGCCAATAGCCGCGGCCGCCTCATCGAGTCCGCCGGCCGCAAAAAACGCAAGCATCCGCCCGCCGCTTTTTCCGAACACTTCCATCGCCACCGCGGATTTAAGCGCCGGGTTTTCGATGTTGGCAATGCTCTCTCCGACAAGCCGCAATTGTTCATCTGCGGTCGTCTCCGCCAAATCATCCGCAGACAGCCCCAACGCCTCAAAAGCCTTTTGCGCCGCTTCGCTACCAGTCTGCGCGCCCACAATGGTTTTTTGCAGCTTGGCAATCGTCGGTTGCACTTCATCTGCACCAAGCCCGGCCTGCTCAAATGCGACGCGCAACTGCATCAGTTTTTCGATGCTGACTCCCGTCTGTTCCTGGAGGTCGACCAGCTCGCCGCCCTGGTTCATCGCTTCGTAAATTCCCGCGCCGAGTCCAGCAAACGCGCCAACGCCTGCCACAGACAGCCCTTTGACAAGCCCAGCGATACCGCTGATGCCTTTACTTAGCGCGGAGCCCATCAGGCTGCCCGTTTGCGCTGCGGTCGAACCGATTGCTTTCAGGCCTTTGTTGACCGCATTTAAGCCCGCGGTGAACCCGCCGACTTTTAAATCGAGGACTGCTGTTGCGCTCATAGGGCCACCTTTTTCTTGGTCTTAAAAACTATCTGCCGCAGCATTGCCGCCGCTTGAAGCCGCACCGCGACAGGGATCCGGCTCGCCATCAACATGTCCTTGGTCGGAAACCCCACGGCATTCGTCATCCGAAAATAAAGCCGGGTTGCCGTGACCTGCAAAACTGCGCTTCCGGGCCCCGCATGTTTTTTGACCCACGACGGGACAGACGCCTGCACGGTCTGCGCGCCTTGGACCCACCCGCTTGCTAAGTAGCCCACACGTTTTTTTGTAGTCGATAGGTATTTTTTTAACGCCTGCCGCGTCACGACTTTTGTCGGCTTGTGCGACTTCGGAACACGCCCGGAAGGGTTGCGTTTTTCTTTGTGGTACGACGCCATTAACGACATCGCAGAATTCGCTTGGATGATTGTTTTTGTCGGTTTTTGCGCCAAACCGTTTTCTAGAGCAACTGAAGCGTCTGTTGTAAACAGTTTCAAAATACCCACTTCGACGCTGCTGATGCCTCGCTGGCGCGCGTTTCTGTCTGACTCAGTGTTTCCACTATTGCGCTGCCATTTAAAAGGCGGGGTCAGTCGCACAGCTTTTGCAGCAACACCTTTTGCCGCGACCATAAAAAGGTGTTCATACGAGCGGCGAAAAGTGCGGTGATGCTCGTCAATGGCACGCCACATCATGCGCGTGTCCATTTTAAAGCTCACGGTTTCGCTCATACTTCTCCCTCTGCGTCAAGCGCGGCAATCCGAGCCTGCACCGCGTCAAACTCTGCAGCGGCCGGCGGGCGTTTTGCGACGGTCCAAACGCCTTGCGAGTAGAGCCAAGCGTGCCAGTACTGCAGTGCGCGCGAAAGTGGCAGGTCCCACATGATAAACGATTCTGCCCAACCGGTATTCGAACTCACCGCAAACACCATGCTCGCGGTCCAGTTGGGCGCTAGGATTCCCCCGGCTCGGCAGGGTCTGGTGTTGTTTCACGCGAGACGGTGTCGATGGCCGCGGCTTCGGTCAGTTGGGAGATGCGGTTGATCTCGCGCTCTAATGCTTTGAGGTCGCCCGGCATAACCTCAAATTCGAACCGCGCGATGTATTCGTTAGCGGTGCCCTCGCGAAGTGCGCGCTGGACCGTTGCCAGTGGGGCACTCTGGATCCACGCAAACGCCACCACCTGGCGCTGCATTTCCTCGGCTGTTAACGCGTCCCCAAGCCCCAAGAAAAGGCTTAAGCCCAGCTTCCGGCATGCGGTCATGCTCCCAATAGAAAACGGCCGCAGCTTTAGATTTCCAACATCCACCGGCCCGTCAAAAAATGCGTCGTCGGTGCTCATAACATCGCCAAGATTTTCGCTTTCATTTCATCGCTCGCGTTTGCCGCGATTGTCGCCACTCGGTTTCCGCGGCGAATTAGGACGCTTGGTTTATGCTCCTTCACAAACGCGGTTAGCTGCGCCAGGTTGTCCGAAAACGCGCGCAGGTAGGCGATCGGATGGTTGGCGTTTGCTTCGCACCAGGCCTTGTCGGCAAAGCGTTTTGCCACCTCGGAAAAAGTCAGTTCCTCGCGTTCAAACGCCGGTTCAAAAACAGCTTTGGCGTCGCCATCCATGACCCACGTGACGGTGCGTTGCAGCCCGTTTCTCGTTTCTTCGACGGTGTAGCTGTAGGCCTTTTCCGCCGGTTTACAGCCGCAGCTAATGGCCGCGGCTACGGTGCGTGTGTTGCGCGACTGCAACGGGTTTTCGTTGTCGCGCAAAAACTCAATTGTTTGCCCTGGTCTCATTTCAAATTTTGTCGGCTCTGCCCGCCGCGGGCGTGTGCGTTAGTCTGCGCTCGGGTATGCGGTGCCGGAGTACTCGAACTTTTCAAAGTCGTCATTCACCTGCGTCCGTTTCACACTGGTGATAACAATTTTTCCCTCAGCTCCAGTCGGAGCGCCAGATGTGCCGCCAATTGTGACGGTGGGCTCTCCAGAACCGCGGACCGTGAAAGTCGTTGTCGTGTCGATCAACCGCGCTTCGGAAAACTCACCGAGTCGGTCCATGAGCATCTTTTCTTCCGACTCGTACGAAATTTCAACGGACTCAATAAGCGTCCCCGTCAGGGCTGAGATTCCAAAACCGTTTGCGCTTGGCATGATGTGGTCCTCTTTATTCGTACTTGGTCGCGGTGATTTCCGCCGTCCGGAAATCGTCGTTTGATTCGGAAATTTTTGCGCTGGTCACCTTGAACCCGGAAAAAGAGCCGATGCTCGGCGTCGATCCAATGGAAACGTCGCCCTTGCTGCGGATTGTGACACGCGTGGTTACCACGCCTTTCGGCTGCGCAACAACAGTTGCTCCAACTTCGTTTTTGATCGTCGCGACTTCAACGCTTTGCTCTTCGGAAGATTCCTGCATCCAGCCACCGGATGGGGCCGTGCCGCTAAAAGTGTCGGTAACTCCAAATGTTGCAGGCATACGTTTTTTGCGGTTTGTCAAGCCGGCGGCCCGAAGCCGACGGTGTAGTTCATCGTCGTCACGAATTGGTTGTTGTTGACGCTTGGCTGCGTGCTGGTCGCAACAACGCCAAAAAGCGCAACCGTGGCCGTTGAGATTTCCAACTCGCGGATCACCGTGTCGATCTCTTGAGCCCACGCGGCCTGCTGCGCGGTTGTTGTGTCGCTGCTCGCAGCCACCAGCGCAACCTCGAGTGTCCCCCGGTACAACGGGCTTCCAAGCACGCTCTCGGCTTCAATTTTTAACAGTATTGCCGGCAACTGCATTTCATCCGCTGTGTGTTGTCGGCCGATGTACATCGCGGGAAACTCGGTAGCCAACGCGTCGCCGATTGCGCTCACTAAAAACTGATCGATCATTGCGTTGGGTGCTCCAGGTTGAGCGTGTAGGAAATCACGTCCGACTGGATTGTTGCGATGCGTAGCGCGGTGCCGTTAACCGTCACCAGCTCGCCAACGCTTGGCGCCGGAAACCCCGTTTTGCGGACGTAAACCGCCATCACGTAATTGGCTCGGTTGCCGCCAATGTCGAGGTCTGGGTCGGTTTCTAACTCGTTAATAATCGCACGATAAACGGTGCCGCGAAAAGTGAACGATTGGCCCATGTAGGCAATCGCGTCCGTCACAGCGCGGGCGTTGATTTCGTGAAATCCCATCAGAGCACTCGTTTGCGCGCCCGGGGCGCCGTTGCTTCTGCGTCTGGTTCTGCGGCTTTTAGCTTTTTTGTCCGCTCGGCAGACCGGCAAACGAACAAACACACTTCGCCGGGAGTCGAAAAATCTTTGTAAAAGCGCACAGCTTCATCCGGCGTCCCGTGAAAAACAACATCAGGCCGCAGGCCCGTCCGGTGCGTTACGATTGCAATTTTAGTCATTTCAATCGGAACTTACGACAAGCGCGCCGTGTTGCATCAAAAAAACACCGCCGAGGATTTGAGGCCCTCGGCGGTGAAACACATCAACAAACAACTAGGCGCTGACAATGCGGACGCCGGTGTCGGTGCCAGCGGAAGCCCCGTAAAGGACGCTGAGGGAGTACTTGAGGACGCCTTCGTCCTGGTTGTACCAACGCCTCCATTGAAGCGGCAGGTTGAGGCCGGGGACAACCACGTCGGCAATCTCACCGCCGGACTCGGCAAACCCGGTGCTGTCGACGCTGCGCGCCGCAACGATCAGCGAAGACTTGTGAGCGGCAAACCCCTGCAGGTTCGCGGCGTTCGCGTCGGCGAGGTCCGTCTCGTAGACGTCAAACCCGGCAACGCGAGGAACGACGCCTTCGGTTTTTTGGGCCGTGATGCCGGGGATTTCCGCGCTGTTTAGGGTTTTGACTAGCGACGCGTAGTAGGTCGGGTTGACGAGCAAACTGCGGCCGGATTTGGGCGCCTTTTTGGTGGCGGTCAACGTGGCAGCAATGTCCGCAAGGTCGTCGCGATCAAAGTTTGCCGCGGTGATCGTTGTCGATGTGGCAAAATTTCCAACGACGACAAGGTTCCAGATGTAATCAAATACCGCCTGCCCAACAGCTTCCAGCGCGGGCCGGATAAACAAGTCGTTGAGGTTGATTGCGCTTTTGGAACGCTCGAGGTCGTTAAAGCCCCACACAAAACCCGGGAATTGGTTAAGGGTGATGGTCTTAGCGGTCATTGCCGTGTCCTGCTGCGTGTACCCGCTCGAAAGGTCAACCGCCGTAGGGCGGGTTGGAATGCGGGTCGTCACGGATGCGCCGTTTGCAGCGATGTCCGCAGAAAAATCTGTCGTGAACGCCGCGAGGGGAGCAAAGACGCTGGACGCGTAGGGGAGGCTTTCTTGAGCGATAGCCGCGAGGTTTACTCCGGCGATGGTATTGGTGGCCATGGTATTGGTTTAGTGGGTGTTAGTTGCGGAGTGTGTCGCGGTGCTTAAGGTAAAAAGCGTTGCGCGCTTCAACGGGCAAAGCGTTGTACTCGGCCCAAAGTTCTTTTTGTGTGCGTTGCTGCACCGGCTCGGAAGCAACGGCGACAGGCGGCACGCCGATCGCTGCCATCGCCTCGGTCACGCGCATTTCGGCAGCCTGTGCAGCCTGGTTCAATTCGGCGTTGCGTGCTTCAAGAGCCGTGACGGCGTCCAGCAGCTCGACGCGTTGCGCTTCGATGTTTTCAACGCGGCCGATTTGCTCGTTCAACAGCGCGGTCGCTGCGGTCAAGTCCGCGGCAAGGCGGGCATTTTCTTCCTGCGCAGACCGGAGCGCCGTCAGCGCCTCGGTGATCGTCTTCGGGCCTTCAATCATGATGCCCTTTTCAGGCTGTCAACTAAGCTGCGTTTCAAGAAACGCCATTGCCTCATCTTCCAACGCGATTTTGTCGATGAGGTTGTTCGCCAGCGCCCGGGGCGCTAGAAACGCCTGCCCGCGCATTGCATCCGCGCTTACCAGCCGGCGTCGCAACACGTTTCCGCGAAACTGCTCAAACGCATCCTGCACGTACTGCTCAAGCGAAGCGCGTTGGTCCGGCGTCAAGGATGGCCCGTGCATGGCCGCCTTAAGGTCCCCCTCAACGTTTGTAATCGGCTGCCAGTCCATGCCCTCCGCGGCCCACATGGCCGACTGGTCGATCCACGGAATGATGGTACCAATGCTGCCCCACGTGGATGACGGCGTGCCAAAAGCCCAGTCAGCGCTGACGGCAATGTTGTAGGCCGCGCTGCATGCGAGGTCGTCCGAAAACGCAAGGACCGGGATTGGGCACGCCTGCACGGCTTCGGCGATTTCTGCGTTGCCGACCACAGTTCCGCCTGGGGAGGAAATTTCTAAAAAAATTCCGCGGGCACCCTCTTCGACTGCGCTTTCGATCTCGTCAGCGATGTCCTCGTAATCGCTGTTCCCGCAGCTTTTTTCAATCTGTGACAGCCCTTTGCCAAGCACGCCGCACACGTGGATTTTCGCGATCCCCGACGGCAGGATTTCCATCTCCTCTCGAGGGTTGGCAAACATTTCCGCGCCGGGCATGTGGTCAGCACGCACCATTGCATTTTTTACCACGCGCGCCACCGCGGCGTGCCCCTCGGCGGTGATAAACCACGGGCGGAAGAAAACCTGCTCAAAAACGCGTTGGAACCTCATAGTGCGGGAGTCTCGGTCGGTGCTGGGGCGGGCGCTGCGGCCATCGGAACGCCGGGAATCACGCGGAACGCCGACTCCGGCAGCCCGCTGCGCTCCATGCGCGTGCGGATTTCAATTTCCTCGCGTTCACGTTCGTCAAGGTGATCCCCCAACGTGCGGCCGCCCTCGGCAAGAATCTCAGTAAGCGTGCGCATGCCGAGTTTGTACGCCTCCCGGGCGTCTGCGTTGGCATAGCCTGCATCGACGGTCACCGTTGGGGGCGTGGTGAACCCCCATTTGAGGCTGCCCCCGAGGTCCGTCCCTCGATAAGGTGGCAGGATGCCCAGCTTGATCGCTTTGCTGACCGCGTAGCCGACTCGCCGGCGCGCTGCGGGACGTAGGAGGTCCTGCCGATCCGATACAGTGCGGTTAACTTTTGCGACCATCGCGCGGACGCTGGCGCCCCCAAGTTTTGATGCGTCCCAGAAAAACTCGTACGGCAGGCCGGCACCGTGCAGGGCGTTGCGTAGGAGTCGTTCCATCAGGCTGTTTGTAGCCTCGGAAGGCACTTCGCTCTTTAACTGTTCCAGCTTTGCGCCGCTGTTGGCGCGGAAATAACGCACGGTGCCCCCGAAAATTTCCTCGCCGACCAGCCCCTGTTGCGTTGGGCCCGGCCGCTGCAACTGCATCACCGGATCGCTCATGTCTGCCACGCCGAGTTCGTTGTGTTCGATGAGCCCAATCGCCGCCGCCAGTTTTGCGGCCTGCCGCACGTAATCCTGCATCGTCATCAGGTCGCGCAGGTCGAGGATTGCGCTTGTAAACGCTGGGAGCCCTCGCGTCTGGTCCGGGGCCACGGGCTCTCGAAGGAAATCCATGTTGCGTGCGCTAATGTCTCGGTCCTCTTCCGGCGTGCGCCCTAACACGCGAAAACCAATGGGGCGCCCGTATTCGTTTACGATGACCCCGTTGTGCTGCCGGTACCCGCGAAATGCCCCGGCTTCCACCGTTGGTTTGTTGTCTCGGCTGCCAATCGCGTGCCAAGGGATTTGTTGGAATTGCGGGTACCCGTCGCGCGCCTCGGTGTAGAGGCAAAAAACGTCCCCGTCGCGGTCCACGCTTAAACTGTCGAGGTAAAGCGCCGTCTGGAAATCCATCCCGTTCACGTGGCTGACGCCGTAAAACTGCGACACAAGCCAGTCAGTTGCCGCGCGGCCCCACTCTTTGTCCTCACCCTCAAACCGCGGCAGCCAGGAACGCCCGACCACGTACGTGCTCTTTTCCTGCAGTGCACCCTGCGCCGGGCCAAAATTCCAAAAAAGTTTCTGGCTTGCGTTAACGATCGTGCGCCACTCGCTCACGTCGATGTTTTTGTCGAGCGGTTGCGCGTAGTTGCCTAGCAGGGGCCTCTGCGCCCAGTACCCGCCGTTTGCCAGCCGCAGTTGATTCGGACCGCCGGACCCAAACCCGAGGCTAGCTTTGATGCGCTGCAAAAAGTTCCGAACCATAATCAATTGAACATTGCCTGCGTGCGGGTCACCGGCCGACAAATGCCGCGCGCTTTGTGATCAAGGGCGAGCTGCGCCATCGCTAAAATCTGGAGCTTGGAAAGCATCCCCGGCGCGGAAAATGAAAAGCTTGATCCGTTGACCGTGCTGGAAATTAGCGTGCCCTCGCCAGCACTCACTGCGTCAAAAGTTGAGTCCCGCAGGTTTCGCAAAAACGCGACATCCTGCTGCAAAAATACGTTGAGAATCACAGAAGTTGCGGCGTCCACGTTAACCGCCGCATGTCAATCACTCGTCTCGGTTGTCAATCTGGCCAAGAATGCGGAAATACGCCGCGGCGACCAACTGCATTGCCTCGCAGTCCCACAAGTGGTTGTGCCGTTTCACAAGCACGTAACGCTGTTTGACTTGTTTCGTCACCCGGTCCACGGTGTCCCGTTTCACCTCGCTGTTCATGTGCGCGGTCCAGTCGGTGGACACGTCCCGCGGATGTTCCCACAGGGGCGCCCCCTGCGCTCTCAGGCGGACTAGCTGATCCTTGATTGGCTCATTTGCCCAGTTGATAAGCTTACACGTGTGACCCCGTGGAGATCGCACCGGCCGCGGTTCGGAAAACGCCCGTTGATGCCGCCGGCGCCCAGTGCCGATCCAGAAAAAGTCATCCCCGCGGCCCATCATCGCGTTCCAGCCATGCTGCCCACACTCATCATACACGTTCCCGGTGCTGTACCCGGCGTCCTGAAAAACGCAGTAGTCCTCCACTTTTAAACGCTCCTGCGTGTCGCGGATGCTTTCGATCGTCAACACCTTCCCCTCCCAAATCAACCGGCTTGACCCGTCGGCGCGCCATGCCCGGCACAGCACCCACCAGTGATCCTGCTGCCGGTCGATTGTCAAAAATCTGCGGATTTCTCCTTCAATCCGCTGCCCGTCGATTAAATCGGCCTTGAGGTAATCCGCCCCGCGCAACTCCACCGGCGGAACGTCGTTTTCCTGTTTCCAAACCTCCGCCAAACGCTTTTGGACAAACTGGCGCAGCGCGGACAAATCCCCTGACTTTTTGAGAATCTGCGCCTTGATCCACTCAACAACAAGCGTGCCCCACGGGATCCAGTACACGCCGAGGGCACTGTAGTGAAACGACACGCGCCCGGACAGCCCGTTGCTCGGCATCCGCTCGTAACGCCCCGCGGTGGCCATCGCGCGCCGCTCCTGCGCGGTGTCGCGCGTGACGTGCCCGCACTCCGGGCACTCATGGCGCGCCGAATTTGCCAGCCGCTCCCAGTCGGGCGTGCCGTCATCGAGCGTAGCGTCTTCCCATTTGATGTTCGACCACACCAGCCGGTGCCACACACCGCAGCCTGCGCACACGGTCCCCCAGCACCGTAGTTCCCCGGCCTCAAAAAAAGCTTCGGCCTCATGCGTGTCGTCCCACCCTTGCGACACGCCAATCACGACCGAGTTCCAACGGTCGTGCGTGCGCCGCTGCGCCTCGCCAATCATGCCGGGGCGCCACCTCCACAGCTCGTCACACCACACGTACCGCATGGACTTTTCCTGCAGGCTGGAAAGGTTCGCGCCTGCAATGAACAACGGCATGTGCGGAAATAGGATGCTGGTCTTACGTTTTTGATGCCGGTCCCGCGGAAACAGCGCCGCGGTTTTTTTGCACCCCTGCAGCACCGGGAGCAACCGCGTTTCGGCAAAATCCTTGGCCATGTCGTCACTCTGGCCCACTAGCAGCATGCCGCCCGGGGCTTCCGCCACCACGTACGCCACCAGCAGCTCGAGAAGCGTCGTTTTACCCCCGCCCACCGGGGCGCGGATCGCAATCTGGCGGTGCGCCCCCGCGGTAAACGTCTGAATGATCTCGTTGAGCCAGGGGGTGACCGCTCGGTCAAACAATGTCGCGCGCGCCGAGTGCGGCAGCGTCACGTTTGCCTCGAGCCAGTCAAGGGGGTCCCCCCGAAAACGCGACTGGAACCCGGAAAGGAACCCGTCAAGGACTGGGGCGCGGCACTTCCTCGGGGTCATCGTGTTGTCTGACATCGAGGAGAGATTCCAATTGACCACGGATTTTTTCGATAAGGGAATCAAGTCGCACTAGCAACCGGTCCCGGATTTGGATTTCTGTAAGCCCGGCAAGGTGCCCGGGCAAGTCGTTTGCCAGCGCGGACAACTCCGCCACCAGCACGCTGCCAATCGTTGTCGCCTCCTCTCGGATCTGATCGACCGGCAAAAACTGGTTTCGATCGACCAGCAGACGAAATTTGATGCGCTCGGTTTCCGCCCGGATTTTTTCCAAACGCGCCGCGGCAATGTTCGGGGGCCCGTGCGCGCTAATCTCAGCCGACTCGGCCGCCTTCGCAGCTTTCCATGCTCGCGCACTCTCCACCGAATCGCGCGGCATTCCCTGCATCGCCCATCGGCTAACCGTGGACACGTTCACGCCCATTTCAGCCGCGATGTAGGCCAGGATTAACCGGCCAGATCCATCCCGGTTCGGACTTGGTGGTCCAACCGGCTTTTCCTCCACCCGCGGCCGGCGCGCCTGAGGTTTCCGGGGTGTCTTTTTGTTACTCACGTTTTTTTAGAAATATGCGGCAACCAGCGTCGACAGTTTCCGCCCAAAGAGATTCCTTCCCCCCCTACCCCCTGCCCCCCTTTTTGTTCCCGCGGCCGTTTCTGCGCCCGTTTACCACCCCGTCCGCTGTATCCACCCGCTTTGCTCTCCAAACGCCCAGCAATCGCCCGCCAAGCGTTGGCAATCGCATGCCCTGCGGTCTGGTCCGGTGCAGTGTGTTGTTCACCCCTTCACACTGCGTGCGTTTGTGCGAGTCGTCAACGTGTTTGCGGCTGTTTGCTGGATTTTGCGGCTGTTTTGCGGCCGTTGCAGACACCTTAAACCGTTGCCCTACAGAGTGTTTCTCTCTCTATACATACATATTTTGCAAAATTAGAGAGAAGGTTCATGTATGTGTGCAGGCGCACACGCGCACACACACGCGTATACGTGCGCACACACACACACATGTGAGGTATATGCCCCCGCAAAATCCGCAAAACTGCAAACAGAACGCAGAAGCCTCTGTGTTTGTGTAGGTTATGTGTTTGCAAACGCCGCAAACACCCCCCTCGGTTTTGCAAAATCCTCGCGTGCGTACGCGTACGCGTGATCGCGCGTGCCCGTGTACGCGTGCGTGCGTACCCGCCCGTGCGCCTGTACGCGTGCGTGATCGCGCGTGCGTGTGTACGCGCGCCCGTGTACGCATACGCGCGGCGACCTCAGCCCTCCAGGCCCATTACCGCAAACGGAAGCCGCACTGCCCGCTTCATCACCCCGTTAATCCGGGTCGCTGCCAGTTCGCGTGCCCCGTCGATGCGCTTAAGCTGGTCTCTCCACTTGTCGCAAAACGGCGTCTCTCGGTAAATGCGCCGCAGTTCGTCGTGGCTGTTCGCAACATCCAGCCCCTCGGTGCGCACGCCGACACCAAACCGCGCCAGTGCCTGCCGTGCCAGCTCCGCCGATTCGCTCTCCCAACGGACGCTAATTGCCTGCCGGACTAACTCCCCAAGCGTTGTGCGGGCAGGTCCCCGGCGGTCAAGGTCCACCATCACGTGCGCCTCCAGCAGATGCGCTAGGCACTGCGCCTCGTCGCGCTCGGTGTCCGCGCTCCTGAATGCGCTCCAATCCTGCCGTGCGCACCATTCCGCGGCCGCCTCTGGCGTAATGCGCCCGCCGGATGTAAGGCTGTACGCCCCCGCGAGCAATGCGCCCACCTGGTCGGCGTCGCGTTGGTTGCCCAGGTGATCCAACACTGCATTTTTAAAAACGGCGCAGTTTGCCGCGATCACCGGCGCAAGTGCTAGCGATCGCGCCCGCAAAGCTGCGGCCCACTCCGGCGCGCGGACGGTCTGTTTCCACAACTCGAGAGCCTCGGAAAATCGGTCCACCTTGCGTTGGTGTTCCGGCACTAGGTCCAACACAGTGACACGGCTGAGGTCCGCGCGTTGGGTGGCGGCGATGCCGATGCTGGAAAACAAGAAACACGACCGCACGTGCCAGGTGAGCGCCTGTCCACCTGCGGTGCCTTTCGCGATGCGCCCGTCGCTTTCGCGGGACGCCTGCCGGGCCAGAATCAGCACCGCCTGCATCCTTCGCTGGTCCGCCTCGCGCTCCGCCTCGGCCTCGTCAAACACCACCGGCAACGCATCGCACCCAAGAAGCTGCCGGATCCCGGCTTCGGTCGTCACACTCTGCACGTACAACGCGCAGTTGCCTAAAACCGGCCGAACCACGTTGTCTAGGATCCACGTTTTGCCCGTGCCCGCGGGGCCGGTCAGCCAAAGGTGCGGACGCCACTCAAGAGCCCCGCAGATGGGTGCCAACGCAAGCCACCCTGCCAAAAGTTTTGCGTCAAGCGGGTTTCTGAATTGAAAGCACCCGGTCAGCTCCAGCAGTTTCCCCGACTCAGGCGAGCGCAACGGCTGCACAAGTTCCGCGTCAAGCCGTCGCCCCTTTTGATAAGTCCACCTGCTTGAATGCGCATCAAGCGCCGTTTCCTGCCCATCAACTAAAAGGCGCGTTCCAGCGTGAAAAACGACGCGCCCCTCGTCAAGCCATGCGCCCCGGCCGCGGACAAGACTCGGGTCAAAATCAACGCGCTTTGCCCGTTGGATCAAGCTGTTGGCCGCGGCAAACCAATCGGCCCCGTCTTTTGCCGGGTAAGTCGCTTCCCAGTACTGTGCAGGCGCAAGCTGCAACAGTTCCAGCTTTCGGTGCTGGGGTGCCTGCAACCCGACAACCTGCTGCGTGTCCGCCGGGCAGTAATAAAACGTGCCGTCGGCGTGGCCAAGGATCCGAAACGGTTCCTCCGGGTCCGGCGCGCGGACGATCGGTTCCTCCGTTAAGTAGTCAGCCGGCGGTTCGTCGTATTCTGGGGGATTAAATTCTTTTGCCCCGGTTTTTTCCGCAGCCCCTCCGGCCTTGATAAATTCTCGGATGCGCGCAGCGTCCCACCCTTCGGCGATGGCATCCGCCACATCCCACCCTTCGGGCCCTTCGACCCGCAGCACCGTGCAGGCGTTTGCGATGCTTTCGAGTGTTGCGGCAATGGTTTCCCCGGCTTTGCGCCCCGGTTCGTCCGCATCGGGCCAGATGACCACGCGGCGCCCCTGCAATGCGCCCCAATCGGCAAACCGCACTGCCTTGCACCCCCCGGGCCATGACAAGACCACGGCAGATGGCAAAACCGCTTGAGCGGCATCGGCGCATTTTTCCCCCTCCACCAAAAGCACAGTCGCGCCCGGTGCAGCCGCAAGCCGCGGCAGCCCGTAAAGCGGCCGCTGCTTCCGAAACGATTTCCAGCGCCACGCCTCGCGTCCGCTCACGTGTCGGCACCACGTGATCGGCAAAACCTCTTTGCGCCCCTCCGCGTCAAACCGGCAAACGTACCCGACCAGCTTTCCCGCTGCGTCCCGGTACTCCCACGCGTGCGCAGGGTCACCAAATTTAAAATGCCGCCGCTCGCATGCCGGTGCGTCTCCGGGCGCGTGCGCTAGCGGTTCCCAGTCTTCGCGGTTTGTCGGCGCGATCGGTGCAGGCCGCACCTGCACGCCTCCTGCACTCAGTTCTTGATCGAGTTCGCGCGCGGCATCCGCCATGGACCCGCCGCGGACCGCTGCCAGCAAGCTCACCGGATCGCTTCCCCCGGTGTCCCCGGCAAAATCGCGCCACACACCCGTGCGCAGGTTGACGGACAGGCTGCGGCCCTTTTCTCCGGCGAGAGACCCGGCTTTGTACTCGGCTCCCTCGCGATGCCCCCCGGGAAGCCACCGCTGGCAAAGTTCGTGCAGGAACGGCAGCGCCGCTGCGTTGATGCGGTTGTAGTCAATCATGGGTAAAAAAAAGCCCCCGGTTTTGGCCGGGGGCGGGTTGTGTTGCAAACTTAGTATTGCTCAATCCCATCTTCGTGCAGGCAAAGGTGCCCGGGTGCCATTTCTGCCAAATTTGCCGGATTTACTTCTTTCAGCCAGTACATGTACTGGTTCACCTTGCTGTCCCAAGTGCGGTCTAAAATTACAAATACGCCGCAGCGTATACCGCGCACAATTTGGTTGAGGTGAAATTTAGGTTCGTGAGCAAGCTGTATTGAAAGTGAAGCGAAGGTCATTGTCATGCGCATCACTCTAACCGCCGCTTGCAAGGATGCAAGCGTTTTTTACAAGATTTTTTCTGCGTCTTGTAAACTCCTAGCAATCACCGCTTTGCCGCCGCATTTTTTCACAAACGCCGCCCAGTTTTCCTGCTCTGGCGTGACCCGCGTTCGTTCGCCTTTGACTTCCACCGAGAGAAAAACCGCAGCTTGTTTCCCGACCATATCTTGCGTGATGGTAACGGTTTGCCACCCGACAAGATCCGCGGATCCTTTGCAAAGCCCCGAGGTGATCATGCGCCCGTCCTCAAGCCGATACGTGCCCACCTGGTTGCGAAAAATGCGCACGTCCGGCCGACTGCCAAGCTCGCGCATGATTTGCGACTGCAAAAGTTTTTCGCTCATGCGGGCACCCCCCGTTTGCGCCGCGCGGTGATGATGTGACTCGCCCACGCGGCCGGGTTTTTATACCCCCTCGCTCGGCCGAGCGCGACCAGCTCACCGAGCGTGCGCGCGTTGCCCTGCCCCTGCCTTTTTGTCATCGCAGCCAACCGCTCGGCGTTGAGTTGCTCAAGCTCGCCGGCGACTTCCACCACCTGGCGGCCCTTGACCTCGTACTCATGCCCGCACAACGGGCAAACGGGCCCGGGCGCGTGCACCGCATAACATGACGGGCACTGTCGGTTTTTCATGCCGTCATCCGTTTTGCGTTTTTTTCGCCGCTCTTCGTCGCCATCGAGAGACCATTCCCGCACCTCCTCCGCCAACCCGTGGCGGATCACGTTGCCCACGTGGTCGAGGATGACTGCGTTTTGTTTGCCAGGATGCGGCCTGAGCACGCGCCCGACCTGCTGCAGGTATAACGCCAGCGATTTTGTCGGCCGCAGTAAAATTGCCGCTGTGACGCATGGCAAATCAAACCCCTCGCTGACAATCTCACACGAGGACAAGCCGTGCAGCGCGCCGGTGCCAAGGTCAGCGACAGCCTGCCGCCGGTCTTCCGGGGTCATCGTGCCGTCGATCACGCCCCACCGAAAGCCCGCCTCGCGGAAATTAGCCGCAACGTTCTCCGCGTGCGCGATCGAAGTGCAAAAGGCAATTGCCGGCACACCTGCGCACAAACGCCGGTAGTGCGTCACTGCGTCTCCCGTGATGGTCGGCCGGTTCACGGCCTGCTCGATGTCCGCCTTGTTGTAATCGCCCGCGGTCGTGCGCACGCCGTCGAGGCTCGCCGTTGTTGGGGCGTAGTACACGGGCCGCGACAAAAAACCCGCGGTAATTAAATCCGCCACTTCCGGCCCGCGGATCAAATCGTCGAATACGTCCCCCAGCCCTTTCCCATCGAGGCGCTCTGGCGTCGCTGTCACGCCGAGAATCTTTGCCGCTGGAAACGCCTGCACGATCGCGCGCCAGCTTCCGGCCGCAGCGTGGTGGGCCTCATCAATCACAAGCAAGTCCGGCGGTGACGTATTGCCCAG